CGCTCACAAAGAAATGCGGCGGATTCAAAAATCTTCGATTATTATTCAGCCCTCGGTCCACGGCCTTCGGTCCACGGCCCTCTTCGTTTTCCTCATAATCCAGCGCCGAATTGATCGCGCTCACTCCGTCCGCAATATCCACCCCGGGTGTTAGATTAAATATCAACCCTATGTCGTCAAATTGCGTCTGTAATGTCTCCGGCCGGTCCTTCTCAATCCGCGGCGCGCTTGCCGCCCGGCTGTCTATGTAACGCATCGCCATCTCTTCTTCCGCGCCATTTTTGTAATCACACCGCCATAATTCTAAATCCTCATCCTTCGGATACTCCTCCGTTTTCCTTTGTCCATTGTCCATTGTCCATTTCCTCCAGTCCGCCCACCGCTCCAGCCTGGCTATCTCAAACTTGTACCGTAACCCCCCAAACCCGAATGATGGTTTCTGTCCTTCACCCGGCGCCCCGTCGTTCACACCATCCTTCTTCCCGCTTGGGATCGTCCAGGGACCAGGCACGCCTATTCCCGGTACGGCATAGTTTCCCGGCCATTCCCGATACAAATACACGTCGCTTTCCTTGACCTTGAACCAGCTCATGAAATAATTCCGTTCCGCCGCCGGGTCCATGAAAAAGTAGTTTGTCCCCCCTGCCGGGATCGCCTTGGCCGGCACCACATGAATCTTCCGGCTGAATTTCGGTATCAAAACGCTGATCGTCTTCTCCGCCTGACCGTAAAATCTCTCCCGGACGTATGCCTTGCTCTTCCGGCGTAGGTCCGCCATGACTTCCTTCGGGTTTCCGTATGGATTGTCACTCGGATTAAAGAACACCACCGCCTTCCGTGGATCCACACACCGCATCACCCTCGGTACTTCATCAAAGATCCGATCCGTCAGATTAGTCCGATTCTGGTCAGGTATGAGCCAGGCGAGCGCATCCTCCGGCTTACTCTGCGCCACCAGCGCCGCCCTCTGCCCATCCACCGCCTTCCAAAGTTCCTCGTATTGCTCTTGCTCCAGGTGCAACGCCCGCGCCTCATCCGGTTCACCGCCATCGCGCGGACACAAATACGCTGAGATGCTCTTTACCACCGTCGCGCCATCGCAGAATATCTTGACTGTCGGCGTGTATCCGTTGATCGGCGTGAATGTCAATATCCCCTTGCCGGCCCTGGTCGCCAATCGCAACATCAGGTCCTCCACCCAATCCGCCGGAATCAGTTCGTCCGGCGCCACCAGGTCCGCCTCCATGCCCTGCAAGGCCGTGTCCTTGTTCTGCATGTAGTTCAGGAATGCCGCCTCGCTACCGTTTGGCGTGATAAACGAATTCTCCGAAAACCCCGTTTTCTTCTTGTACTTGATGTAGGCCGTCAAACCGGCTGTCTGGATTTGCCATTCCGGCGGCATGTATTTCCAGAAGAGCGGCTGTTGATCCCGCACGCTTCGCGGATCGCTCATGTGCATGGCATAAATCCGCGCGTTTTCTTTTTCAGCCACCATCATCATGCACCGCTTCGCCGCGTATTCGCTCTTCGCCGCCCGGTTCCCGCCCATGATCAATAGCATTTTCACCGGCCGTTCATACCCCAGGTGCTTCCTCATCCTCTCGCCAAACATGTCCCACACTTCCCGATCCGTCTTCTCCGGTCCGGCGTCTGGCGTCTGTCGTCCGGCGTCCTCAAGAAATGCCTTGCGGCATTTCTTGAGAAATCCCCGGTCATAGCAATACGGCAACCCCAACAACGCATCGCACACATGCCAGATCGGCGGCTCATACCCGTGCCGAAGCGGATCCCGGTCCTCCAGGTCCAGGGAAGTCGCCCGCATCCGCAGGAGTTTGTCCAGGGCCACTTTCGGCATCGTCCCCGATACGGCCGCTTCCGCCTGTACGTCCTCCCACCCCGGCGGCGGTACCCGCGCATGTCCTTCTATGCCCTTCATGCTTTTTTTTCCTTCCGCTTTATCAACGCAAATCCGTCCGATCCGTCCGATATGTCCGATTACTTCTGCGTCAACACCTGACTCGCTCGTAAAATCCTGCTACCCAACATCAGGCTTACACGTTCCAGCCTTTCAATCCTCTCCAGGTATTGTTTCCTCAACCCATTCCAGCGATCCTCGATGAGACGGTCCCGCGCTGCCATCTCCATCTTCCAACAACTTAATTCCCGCACGGCCTCAGCGCCTTCGTCTTCCACGCATCCCGATTCCGTTTGCACTTCATCTTCGACGCCTTCACCTTGTCAATTACTGTCTTCATATCGCCTCCCTTGGTGTTTCATCCTCAAAACATTCCTCATGCACCCAAAACCATCTATCGCCTGCGTCCAACTGCTCCACCGCCATTCCCGGCAAAATCTCCTCCTTGCATACCGGGCAACACACCCGTATTCCCCGCTGGAATATCTCCGCCGTCGGATGCAAAATTAGTTGCCCAATTATTTGTTAATGCCTCCCCGCCATCCCTAATCTGTGCAAAATCGCGCCCTCCTCCATCTTGCTGTCCAGTAACTCCAAAAGGTTTTTCAGGCCGCCGTATTTTAACCAATGCAAAAGTAATAAGGTCTTGGCTCTTGAGTTATATTCTTCGATAAATAATTTCGGCACCCCGGATTTTCGCATCGGCCATTTTTCTACGCATTGCCCGTCGCCTATCATTCCCGCCTTGCATAATTCCTTGTAGTCCTCCACCGCCTGTTCGATGATCGCATACCCCAGCGCCACCCACCCTTCCGTGTCCCTTTCTTTGATCCGTTTCGGTAAAGAATTATTCATGTCTTCTCCGGTTCGGCATCCGGCGTCTGGCCTCCGCCGGCGATTGCCGGTCCGGCGTCCTCCCTCACTCTGCATTCTGCATTTCCGCCAAATTCCAACTCCCCCCACCGCATCACATAATCCACCACGCTCTTCACAAACCGTAATTTCGGATTCTCCGTCATGCCCTGGGGGTTAAACTGCTGGTAAGCCAGTTTCTCCACCAGTTTCGACCAGGTAACTCCATTCTGCAAACTGAAGCTAACCATGATCCCAAACGAATCCGCCATCCCATCCAGCGTGGACCCCGCTTCGTCCATGTGCATGAATAACTCGCCCGGCCGGCCATCCGGATAAAACCCTATCGTAAAATAAAACTTCACCCTGTCTAATTTCCCGTCCTTCTCCGATAGAATCACCGCCTTGTGCGTGATACTCCTCCGCGTATCCGGTAATTTCTCCCTCATTTCCCCTCTTTCTCCTGGCCGTCGTCTGTCGTCGCGCCTTGCGCTCCTCAGTCCCCGGCGCCCATCGTTTGTATGTCCAAAAATTGTTTTGCAGTTAAACTTCGCGGCACTTCTATCTTCGGCAACCCATGTGCTTTCATGCGCCAAATCTGAAATAAAACCGCCGGCGCAACACTAAACCGCTCATCATCGTTTGCCCCAATGTTTACCGGGAGTTTGTCTTCCTCTTCCTCCGCCCTCTTTTTCCAAGCTGCTTTCTGTCGTTCGGCAGACCAGACCTGTTCCTCCTCTTCCACTTCATCCGCCGTCATTTCCTCCTCACCCGGATGAAGTCCCACATACACCAGTTCAATTTTAGGTTCTTGTTTCGTCAATTTTCACCTCCTCACATTCCTCTTTCTCTTTCCTGTCCGCCAACTCCTTTTCTTTTGTTACCGCCTGACACCGAATACAGCGATTGTTTGCCAAGTCCTCCTCGGCTTGTAATTTCAAAATGCACTTGCAGCCGGTAGGATTAAAGAATACTTTTCTCATGGTTTTGCTCCTTCTCCCTCCTGCATTTCTTCAATTCCCGTTCCACCTCCAGCGCTTCGTCTATCGTCTCGCCCATGCCCAGCAACAACCGGTCCGCCTTCTCTCCCGCTAACCACCTTTTTTTATTAAGTATCAACGCATCCCCAGCCGCCCGTACCTGTAACGCCCCAAGGTCATGCGCCTCTACCACCCATATTTTATTGGCCGTCTTCATTTAATTTGTTTTCTTCTGCCGCCGTCATAATCCAACTCGCAACGCCGTTCTCTACCGGTGCCTCGTCAAACCGGAAGTAGTTGGCCCAAAACCAGAATGGTAACGGCATGGTCGGTCCGTCTTGGTTCTTCGCTATGTCCATCCATTGTGGCCGTTTACCGTGCTGGTCCTGTTCCTTCTTGTCGTGATACAACAAAATCACCATGTTCGCGTCCTGTTCCAGACTCCCTGATCCGCGTAGGTCGCTTAACGTCGGAATTCGGTCTTCCTGATCGCTTCCCCGATTCAACTGCGAAAGCAGGATGATCGGTATCTTCAACTCAAGTGCCAGGCGCTTAAACTTCCGGCTTACTTGTGTCAGCACTTGGTTTTCATTCATGTATTGTCCGGCCCGGCCTACAACCTCTACCTGTTGCACATAATCCAGCGTGAATAACTTGATGTCGTGTTTGATCTTCATCGCCCGTACCCACGTGCAGATTGCATTTACGTCAAATAATTCGTCCGTGATATACATGGGGTAGTCGCTGATCAACTCCCCGGCTTCCGTCACCTTCGCTATCTGGTTGTCACCCGCATACCCGGCATTCAACTTTGGTAAACTCACCCCCGCCCGCCGCGCCGTGGTCCGCGCCAACAACCTTTCCACGGTCATGTCCAGTGTCACCCGCGCCACCGGGATCCCCTGGTTGGCCAGGAAGTCCGTGATCTGGTCCTCTACCGTCGTCTTGCCCTGGCTCGGACGCGCCGCAATCATGTATATCCCGGGTTGTAATCCGCATGTGATTTCGTTCAGGCTGTCCCAGGGCGTAGGCAATCCGGTGAATCCGCGTTTTTGTTCGTGCGCTTTTTTCCACTTCTCAATCAATCCCGCAATAATCAATTTCAATGTCTTTTTCCGCGTCACAAATTCTATGATTTCCGCAAACCGGCCCGGCACGGTCTGGAGTAATTCATCCCCACGGTCGGTGGTCAGCGCCGCGCTCTTTAATCCTTCGCTCTCTTCGACTACGCGCCTCAAAATGTATTTCTGCCGCACCATGTCCAAATAGTATTCCGCATGCGCTGGTGTCGGGATCGCGTCAAGCAACTGGTTCAGGTAATGCGTGCCGCCCACCTGTTCGAGGGTTCCATCTGCTTCTAATCTGTCACTCACCGTCAACACGTCCACCGGACGGCCATCCGCCAACATCCCCATGATCGCCGCGAATATGATCTGGTGTTTTTTGTTGTAAAACGCTTCCGGCTTCAACTTCAGCGAGTTGCTCGCAAATTCCGCCACCTTGTAGGCGTCTAAGAGCATCCCGCCTATAGCCGCATATTCCGCCTCGTCGCTATATATCGCCCTATCCGTAGCGTTGAGTGTCTTATCCATAATTTCCCCCATGATTATTTCTCCTTCACTATGTCCGCTATGCGTGGCGCATCCTTGGGCCGTTCACTTACGAAAACCCGCGTACTTGGATCCGATACCGTCGCGCTTTTTTTTGTGAAATAAGTCTGATATTGTTTCCGCAACCAGTAACCAGGTACGTCTCGCGGACCAGCAATCACCGCCTCACGCGTAATCCACTTAGCCGCCTCCACAAAATTCAACTTCGCCCCGCCGTACATCTCCATGCCCTTAACGTCCTTCCGCGCCGTCATATCCTGTTCCCATGTCAATAGACTCAATTCCGGCCGTTCCTTCAGAATCTTATGGGCTTCATCCGGATTCAAAACATCACCCCCACCCGTCCCGGGCTCCTGGTTGTGAGTGTGGTTCTGGTTATGGTTCTGGTTATGGTTCTGAGTGTCTGCACATTTCCCGGCTGGACTGGGACTTTTCCCTGCTCCGTCGGGAATTGTCCCGGCTGGCTCGGGACATTTTCCGTCTGTGCTGGGACATTCATCCTCTTTTTTGTCCTTCTTGTACCGTTGTCGGGCCTGTTTACCGTCACAGTACGGAAGGTTGGATCGCAATAGGTAGGTGTTGGCTGTGTCGTCTGAATGGTCTGACCAATGGTGAACTACCAGCCGGTATTTTTCGTGAACATCCAGCCATTTTTCAGCAATCAGCGCAGAAATCAGGTCGTCCGGCTTTTTTTTCCAGTCCAGGGCCGACGCAATGATGTCATTTTCAAATCTTCCAACGTCTCCCTGGGCCGCATACCTGGCCGTGAAATGCCATAGACATTCCAATAATCCAACCGCCGCGTACCGGGGTATCTTCAACCTGTTTGCCAACATCAACACCTTCGGATGATCCGGTGTTCCTCGTTTCATTTCATCATTCCTTCCGTTTGTTTTATCTTCCTACAGCCTTCAGTCTTCCTTACCATCTCCCCCTCGCCCTTGGACACCGCCCGACAAAATCAAATAAATCCTGACTTTTCATAGCCAATTCTCTCGACGGTATGATCGTCCCATGTTGCATGATATTTCCTTTTTTATCCGTGCTTTGGGCGATAAAATTGGCGTTAGAATTCACACGCACCGTGATTTCTCTTCCTCCCAGCAACGCCTTCATGTGTTTTGTGTTCGTGTGGTAAATCTCGATCACCTCGGCATCCAGGATGACCGTGGCCGCGTCCGTCGCCTTGCCCCTTACTTGTACCTTCTTGGGGGCCAGATCGTCGGGCGTGACCCCTGCGCGTTTGTTTTTTTCGATGATTTTGTCGCACATCTTCCGAATCCCGTCTTCCGCATAATAGAGACGGCCGGATATGGTCACAAAATCCACTTCGGAAATTAGACATTGCGTTCGGAGCGAAACAATATCCTTCAAACTTAACCCCAACAGTCCCGCCACGTCCTCCTCGGGCACGTTGAATAAACATGTCTGTGTCCGTTCCTCCGGCAGTTCCAACTCCCGCTCAACATCATCCGTCGTCATGTGTTCCTCCTTGTGATCCGCCGCGCTTTTTTCTGCCTCTTCTGCTCCCGGCTGGCCTTCGACGTTCCCGCGCTCGACTTGGCCTCTTGGCGGCCGGTAACAGAGGCGCCGACCGCGTTTTTTTTAGCAAATCTCGTCCAGAAGGGACTCCTGAATGGCTTGAAGAAGTTGAATTTCATGTTGTATCCCCCTCCTTTGAATAAAATTTCGTACGGCGTTAATGGATTGATACTCCAGGGGGCCCGCCGCGCTGCCGACACCCCCCCCCGCCTGTCTGATCGCGCTTTACCACGTTTGGATCCACATCGCGGCGCCCGTCTTACGCATGAGTAGAATCTGTGCCGCCATGTCCATCGCTGTCTCCAGGCACCTCGACAATTGCCCTGTATCACGTCGCATAACAAAGCTTAGGTGGCCTAATCGCGTTTCCTGCTTTGAGTTGCAACTTGTTGTCATTCATGCACTTGCCTCGCAGTTCTCCAAGTCGCTCGAAGTTACTGAACATGTCGCCTTTTGGGCACCCTCATTCCGATCAATGTTTACAGGCATATCGTCTTGCCGGT